GAATTCAGGTTGGCCGTGGAGCAATAATTCCAGAGCGTGCTTTTTTCAGAAACGCAAACGAGCAGTTCCGTCATTTCTTCGGATCATACGTCAGGCTAATAAGCAGAATGGGAAAACAGTTTGGCGCGAAGGATGTAACGCTTGTTGCGGGTCGCCACGTCGAGTTTGTCAGGGACAGCATACTTTCATTCTCAGAGCCGCCGAATAAGCCGTCAACGATAAGAAGGAAGGGCGCAAACAATCCTCTTGTCGAAACAGGACAGATGGCGGAGGATGTTGACTATGAACTTAGTAAACGCCAGTAATGCTCTCAGGAGCCCTCGCTTCAAAATGCCGTTTTCGTTTTACTCGAAAACGTCTGTCCTGAACGGCACAACCGGTCTTTCGGAGAGTATAAGTTCACAGCCAGTTGAGGCGTATGGAAGCATACAGCCTGTTGATCGCGAAGAGCTTCACCAGCTCATGACACTCATGAACGGCGGAATGTCTATTCGTGAGGCAATTATAATTTACACATCAGCTCCTCTTGTTGCAGGATCGCTTGGAGAAACCAGAAAAACAGGATCAATAGTTGTCCACAAGGGAATTGATTGGAGAGTTGTTGAGGTAGAGGACTGGGGATCAAACGGGCACGTAGAGGCAATTGCGGTAAGGCTCGATAATCAGCAGGGGTAGTATGGCCGACACGACAACGCAGGATATTTACACAACCATTATAGCCATTGTCAAAAAGGCAATAGGAATCTCAACGTTTCCTGTGATGGTCGGGGATCAGAACGACAGCGAGATTATCGGCGAATATGCCACGATAAAGATTCGTATGTCATCGAGCGTTGGGGCTGGGTGCTACCAGCAGAAACTTATAGCCGAGCAAACTGTTGATCCTGTTCCGCCTGATGTTGATCCGGCTACAATACCGGAGCACTTTGAGATACATGAGAGCTCGATCTACGAGATGAGTGTTTCATTGCAGTTCCACAGGGGTTCTGCCCACGAGTACGCCAGAAGAGTTATGAATTTCGCTGGTACAAAGTCGGCGCAGTCAATTTTGTCAGAGAAGAATATTGCCATAAAAATTCCTTCAGCATATCGTTCGCTCGATTACAGCAACGGGGCGGAGTGGATACCAAGATCACAGATGGATTTAACCTTGATCTCTTCTACAGAATATGCTGAAACTGTCGGCGTGATTGAGACCGTGGACGTAACCGTTGCTCTTGCAGTACCAAACGAAAATGAGATGGAGATAAAACAATGAGTGGATTAAACGCAGGTGGACTTATTCGCATCACTTCGAGCATTGCTCCGCAGGGTTTGGTAAAGCGCGAGACCGGTCGCACGCTTTTCTTTACCAAAGATAAAACGATTCCGATGCAACAGCGCGTAAGGACATACGGAGACTTCTCCGGCCCGTCTGAAGATTTTGCAGTTGGAACCCATCCATACCGCGCCGCAACCGCATACTTTCAGCAGGAGCCGTACCCGAAGAATCTTCTGGTAGGACGATTCTGCGATGAGGCAAATCCTCTGGCATCAATTCTCGGCGGAGCAATGCCTGCCGTGCTCGCAGATTTTACTGAAATCGAGAACGCATCGTTCATCATGAAGGCCGATGTATCCAATTCGTATGAAAAGATTCCGTCCACTTCGTACCTGATTTCAGGAATGGACTTTACAGATGCCCTGTCATTCGCCGACATCAACGCAATCATCGAAGACAAAATCAAGACGGCTCTTGTTGACATTATCGACAACGCAACCGTAGTGCTGTCTTCGTCCGGAACAAAGATCACTCTCACAATCGAGGATACGACCAAGATTCTCGCCGTTGGATTTCTCGAGGCCGGAACCGAAGGAACCGACATTTCAGAACTACTGAACATGCGAATCGGAAGCGGAGGCCAGCTCGAGTATTCCACCGTTGCGGAAACCGTTCAGGACGCACTAACCGCAATAATGAACATCGACCCGAGCTTCACGTTCATCTGTGAAGACGAAGACCTTTCCGACACTGATGCTGTATCTGAAATTTCCTCGTGGTGTCAGGCACAGCGAGTTTACATGCTGTCGGCAGAATCCTTTGACCCGCGAGTAAAGGCCGGAATCGATGGAAGCATTTTTGCCGGAATCAGAGAAATCGAGCCGTCCAATACGTTCGGAACCTACACTGACGGTAAGGACTACAAGAATGTTTCCGCCGCCGCTCGTTTGTCTTCTGTGAATTTCAGCCAGTCAAACAGCCTCATCACGATGATGTACAAGATTCTTCAGGGGTGCGCCCCAGATTCGTTCAGCGACACTGAAGCCCAGACGCTTCTGTCAAACGGAGTGAATTATTACAGTCGTCGATCCGGTGTATCGATGTACGAAAACGGTAAAACGTTCAGCCCGAACTACTGGATCGACACAAAATACTGGATGATCTGGTTTGAGAATGCGGCACTCGTGTCCGTTTTCAACACGCTCTACACGTCAAAGAAACTTCCGCAGACTGAAGGCGGTATGGCTGTTCTTGACGCGGCAATTGAAGCCGTGTGTCAGCAAGGCGTTCGCAATGGAGGCATCGCCGCAGGACAGCTCTCTCCGGCACTCACAAAGGACATTCAGGACTCCACCGGAAACACGGAGTTTAATGGATGGCTCGACAAGGGTTATCTGGTATTTCACGAACCAGTCGCACAGCAGGATCAGTCCGACCGCTCACAGCGCAAGGGAACTCCAATTAAGGTGTGGCTCAAAGGTTCCGGTGCTATTCAGTACGCAGAAGCCGCAATCGTTTTTGAACAGTAAACAACGGGAGAATTATTATGCTCGCAATGGATATTACACAGGGTACCGCACTGATGGTTCTTGTCGGAACTCCTCATGAAATTTCAGGATGGGGTGAGGGGAGCGACTGTCTCAAATTTCCTTCTGATTCTGAGCTCACAAAAGTAAAGGTTGGTGCTGACGGGAAGGCTATTGCAACCAGAACTGCCGACAAGGGCGGTCTCATATCGATCCGCGTTCTTGCGACCGCTCCAATCGTGGATGCGTTTGCCGCTCATCTGGCTCTTGTTGACCGTGGCATTCAGGTTCCGGTTCAGTTCTACTGGAAAAACAACTCTGTTGGTGACGATATTGCGGGTCTCAACGGAACGATGACCAAGTCTCCACGCGGCCCTTCGTATGGCAAGGGAGAGGTAAGCGAGATGACATATGAATTCTTCTTTGAGGAAATCGTATGGTCTGTCGTTCGCTCGAAACGCGCACAGTTTCTTTCCACAATAACAGGCGGATTGCTGTAAGCCATGAACGAACCAACTTTCACAAACCTTCTGAAGCCGGAGTTTACAATCTCCGGCATTCTTTTCAGAATCAAAGAGGCTGATGCAGAACGCCAGTTTGATATTCTGGAAAAGATTCGTAACGCTCTTTCAGACCCAGCCGGAATTCACAAATCGGTTGGTGATGCGAAAGACGAAACTCGTGCTGGCGCGGCAATCTTGAAAGCCGCCCTATCAATCGATCCCGCAAAGATGAAATCGATCCGGATTGATTTGTTCGAGTTGGTCGATGTCCGTCTCGAAGGAACCGGCCAGTCCGTTCCTTTACCCGAAGTGTGGGAGATCGTTAAAAAGAAGATCAAGGGAATCGATATTTACGAAATCATCGTGAGGGCCATTGCGGTAAATTTTACCGAATCCTTGCGCGGCCTAGCGAGCCGCTTTGGGTTAAATCTTGCGAAGGATCAGACCCAAACGTTGCCGCAGGATTAGTAAAAACTTGGTCAATACCGATGGTGCTTGCCGTTCCGATAATGCGCGGAATGGCTTCATACTCTGACTTGAAAACGCTGAAGCTGTATGATTTCATACGGATGAACGAGATGCTTCTTGTTCAGGGAGAAAACGAGTCCAGACTTAACGAAGCCGCAGGTAAAAAAGCGAAGGGGAATCAGGCGTAATGACAACGATCCTAGACCAGTTCATTACAGTATTCCGCTTTGAAAAAGTCGGTGACGGTGCAATTCAAAAATCCGTTGATGATATTACGCGCTCAATAGATCGTGCCGCCTCAAGAATGATGATGACGGCTGGAATGTGGGCCGGTGGGTTTATTGTCGCCGCGAAATCTGTCGGCTCCCTCGAAGACAAAATCATAGCAACGGCACGTCAGGCTCGCATATCGACAGATGATATGTGGGAGCACTTCGATGTGTTGCTAGCAATCGGCAAGCAGTCAGGAGTAACTGGCGATCTAATGCTTGAATCTTTCGATAAGGTAATCGAAAAAACTGGTAAGGTAAAATTTGCACTGTCAAACGCACAGCTTATAGCCGACCTTCTCAGGGGAGGAAAAATGACTCCGCTCGAGACCGGCGAATTTATATCGTCGTTCTATACGATCTTCAACGAATTAGACCCAGAAAAGATTAGAGAGTCAGCCGATATGATCGCGTACATGGCAAAGGCCGGAACTCTCGAAATGAAAAATATGGGAGATATTTTACCAAGAATGTTTTCTTCAGTAAAATTAACTGGGATAACAGATTTAAGAGAAGCGACAAAAGAGGTTGGTATTCTGTCTCAGCTAATTAATGCTATAACGGTTACATCATCAAGAACCGGTACGGCTTTCGAGAACATGAACCTTGACTTCTCTTTGCACATGAAAGAGATCAATGCTCTAACAGGAAAAAATTTCTCCGGAAATGAAGGCCCGATCGCAATCATATCGGCAATAGCGGATGCGTATTCCGAAGGAAAAACAGGGGCGAAAGATTTGGCTCAGTCGATTTTAGGTGAAGACATGGCACCAATCGAGAAGATGAAAAACAACCTTGGTGAGATCAGCAGGCTTGGTTTTGGAAGAAGAGGAATTCGTGGTGTGGCCGGTGTTTTTTTTGGAGGCCCTCTAAAAGAGGAGTTGACGAGCGCAGAGTTGGCATCAAAATCGTTGAACACTCTGGCGAATGATAGGATTGCATATAATAAAACAATAAAAACATCCGTCACAGAACTGATAAATCTTCTAATTACAATGGAGAAAAAACTTATTTTGTCTGGTGCATTGCAAAAATCACTTTCTCTTCTAGGGGTTGTCCTGTCGGTTGTGTCTGAAATTTTCAAAGTTCTCCCAAACTGGTTACTGTCAGGAGTTCTGATGTTCCTGATGTGGGACAAGGTTATAAAAGGAGCACTGGTCGGGTCGATATATAAACTGGTGGCCGGAATCTGGGGCCTGTTTTTCTCGTTCGTTGCAAACAATGCGGCAATCGTTGCGAATATCAATGCGACCAAATTTGCAATTGCAAACTGGATACGGATGAAGCTTGTAGCTATGGGTCTCGTTCCAGTTCTTGCCGCAATAAACACGGTGATGATGGCGAACCCAATCGTGTTCATCATAACAGCCGCGATACTTGCGGTGATCGCTCTTGGTGCCGCGCTGTACGGTTTGTACAAACTGTGGAAAAAGTTCTTTGGCAAAAAAGAGACGATAAGCCCAGAGCTTGATACAACCGGATTTGAAGGAATGGCTGGCGGCAAGCTTGCCACATCAATGATTGCAAATTTAATGCCGTCAGGAGCACCGTCTGTAGCATCTTCCGTTTCAGGATCGAGCTTTGCTCATGGCGCAGGCTCGGGTGGGAACGTAACAAACGTGAATATGGATTTGAGGGGCGCATCAGACCCGAACGCAATTCGTCTTGCCGTATCGAAAGGATTGAAAGAGTACTCGATTACGCAGGCCGGAATGATGTACAACGAAACCAGCACTCAGGAAGCGGTATGATATGGCTGGAAAACAGTATAAGATTTTTCTCACCGGAGATAATGGAACTCTGATTGAGTTGATCGGAAAGATCGACCTAATTCCAGAATTCAGCCACACATCTTCCAGTAAAATCACGGACGTTCCGGTAGAAAGCGGAGGGTCTATTTCGGATCACGTTATTCACCAGCCGGAAACACTGAGCATCAGCGCGATTGTCTCGAACATTTATCATGACCCGATCTATGAGCCGATGTTCGATTCTGTTGACGGAATACTTACGGCAGAACAAAGGATGTCTCAGTTTGATTCTGGCGTTGCTGTTCAGGCCGGAAGGCCAGAGGCGGTCTATAACGAGCTTCTTACGTTCAAAAAAAATAAGCAGATGTTCACGATACAGTCCATGCTTGGGGTGTATCAAAACATGCTCATTCAGGATATTTCTTCAACCGAAAACTCAAGCACCGGCACGGCCCTGTTTGTTCGCATAGGAATGAAGGAAATGGTCTTCGCAGAGTCTTCTTTCAGCACAGAGACGGTTGTTATCGACTCAAAGAAGATCGCCGTTCTACCAATAAAGGAACAGCCAAAAAAGGTAAAACCGGCTTGGACGAACGAGGAGGAGCGTATCGCATACATAAACTCGTGCCCGACGTTCAAGGTAAATGCCGTAGAGCCGAAGGCTGTTTTTCGTGACGCAAACGGCCCTCTCGCTTGGAAGCCAAAAAGCCCAGTCGGTAACAGCCTGTTCGATGAAAACGGGTTCATAGCCATGATGGAGGGCCGGTGATGATACTTCAAATCCCAGTCGATAATTATCCGGCACAAAAAATAGAGCTGAACGTAAATAATCAGGATATTTACATTCAGCTTAACTATTCTCACTTTGGCGGCGGGTGGTTTTTTTCCGTCTATAAAAAAGATGGAACACCGCTGTCGGTCGGAAGGCGGATAGAGTCAGGCTTCCCGATCCTTGGAAACGTGTACGCAAGCGGATTTGTCGGAAATTTTGTTGCAAACCCAATATCCTCAGATGAACAGCTTCTCGGGTTGTATCCGTGGGGGTCAACACACACTCTGGTGTATTACGATGAGAATCTTTAACAGGTTTTTAAAAGTAGTTCTCATAAGAGACGGTGTGGTTTCTGGGCCAGCTGATCCGTATGAGGCGATGTACGGTGAGACACTTCTCGGGCAGAGAGGGTTTTCGTATATCGACAAAATCAAGACGTATGAGCGAAGAGATGTATCTCAAAAACTAAAGACCGAAGTTAAAATCGGGCTATCTAAAAAAACAGGATCAGATAGTGGGCATGTAAAAATCTGGAACCCGAGCTCAGACACGATCAATTTCATAAAGTCCGGAGAGGGCGGAATTGTTGAGATATACGCAGGGTACGAGGATTGGTCTGGACTTATTTTCAGGGGAGAGATCGGCGGGAACAGCATCATCAGTGTAGATACTGACGGGCCCGACGTTGTCTTGAAGTACGCACTCGGTTCATACACTGATAAATATCAGTCGGCATTTTTTAGAGGTAGCTTTCCGAACGGAAACACCGCTGACATAATTATAAAGACCGCGCTCGATGCAAACGGTATTCCGCACGTCGGGTTCGATACTGCGTTTGGTGATAGAACTTGGTCTGAGGCTTCATACACAATAAACAATTTTGTTTGGTCTGGAAAAGTAACAGACCTCATAAAAACAATGGTTGAAAACTACGGCCTTCAGGCGTTTGGTATTGAGATTTATTACGATAAAGGAGTTGTCGTATGCACATCAACGTCTCGCGTCATAGACGGAGACTCTGTCGTCAGAAGCAAGACCGAGAAGATACATAAAATAAGCAGTGCTACCGGCCTCATCGATACGCCTAGATGGGTTCACGATTGTCAGGGAAGAAAATTCGAGTTCAAGTGTGTTGTAAACCCAGAGCTTTCAAGAAACTCTCTTGTTGATTTATTCTCTGAAAAAGACAAAAAGGTCAATGGCCGCTACGTTATCGATGAGATAGAATACGATCTATCGAACTGGGACGGCCCATTTTTAATGGAGTGTTCAGCACATGCCGCCAAATAAACAACAGCCAAAGACCATGCCGGAGGCAATGCTTCTGGCGGTAAACAACATTCTGTCAGGAAAGTGGACGGCAACGGCTGGCTCCGTGATTTCGTACAACCAATCAACGAGAAGGGCATCCATAATGCCGATACCTCGTGCGAAATATCTCGACGGAAGAACAGAAGATCATCCCGAATGTCTTAACGTTCCTGTCATATTTCAATCAGGAGGCGGGTGGACGCTCGCGCTAAACCTTGAAAGAAACGACCCAGTTCTTCTGGTTTTTTGCAGACGAGGAATACAAAATTTCAAGGAGACATTTAGAAACTGTGATCCTTCTGGCGGAATGATGGACATCGATTCTGCCGTTGCAATAGCAGGTTTTGGGGCGTTATCAATATCCCCTCCATCAGGAATATCCTTGCAGAAAAACGACGGTAGCGTAAAAGTTGACGTATCCAGCACGAAGGTTGAGGTCAAGGTAGGAGCACTCGGCGGAGCAACATTTAATCAGGACGGATCAGTCGTGTTCGCAAACGGGGCAAGCATAAATCCGGCCGGTCAGTTTGTGTCTGCGGCGGGAGTTAATATCGACACGCATCTTCACCATAACGGAACGGGAGATACCGGATCGCCGGTGATACCATCATGAAGACGATTGCTTTAAAAAATGGAGACCTGTACCTAGACGCGGATGGAAACATAGCCGTTGTCGATGGAATAGAGGCCGTCAGGCAGAGCGTTGTGACTCTACTTCAGATGATAAAGGGAGAGTGGGTTCTCGACGTTACTCAGGGAATTCCATACATGCAGGAAATTTTCATAATAAACGCATCTGAATCTTCTGTAAAAAATATCTACGACAAGGCGGTTCTTTCCGTTGACGGAGTTGTGACTCTACTTCAGAGTTCGGGGATTATTACAGATAGGGCGCAGAGAAAGTTTTCGTACGCCGCAACCGTCCAGACAATCTACGGTAAAATGGAGATCACTACAAATGGCTGAGGTAACAAAAGATGGCGTAATTCAGAAATCCGCCACTGAATACATTCAGGACTGTCAGGACTTCTTTGTCTCTGTATTTGGGGAGTCCATCAACAAAGGAGCGAATACTCCGCAAGGACAGCTTGCCGGTCTTCTTGGATTGATGGCCGCAAAATTCGATCAGGGATTTGCAGATGCCATGCGCTCTCTGGACATCGCTCAGGCTCAGGGTCAACAGCTTGATGATCTGACATCAATCCTATCTATCTTTCGGCGCGGTGCGGCAAAGAGTAGCGTGAATGCGACCATTTCCGGAACTCCTCTCGCCGTAATACCGGCAGGCTCTCAGGCAAAAACTACAGTTGGTGACATTTTTGTTTTGCAGTACACAGTACAGATTGGCGAAGACGGAACTGCGGAAGGATTCTTTGTTGCAAAAGACGACGGCCCGAAAGCTATTTCAGCAGGAACTCTTACACAGATTGCTGTTACGGTATCCGGATGGGATACGGTAACAAACGTGAACGCCGGAACGATAGGAAGAGATGTCGAGACAGACTATCAGTTTAAGCGAAGATACTTCACCGAACTTGCCGTATCATCAGTTTCTCAGATTCAGAGCATCATATCTGGCGTTCAGTCTGCAAGCGACGTTGAGGCCGTAGAGGGTCTTGAAAATGATACAAGCGAAGTTGTTGAAGAGAGCGGGATACGAATCCCGCCAAACGGGTTTGTTGTCGCCGTAAAGGGTGGAGACAGCCTAGAAATCGCAACAAAGATTCGTAAGCACAAGGGGCTCGGGACGTGCTCAAGAACACACGTAGAGGCCGACATGACGGGAACAGCCGGAACGGTAATACCGAAGGGAACCAGAGCAAGGGTTCTCGCAGAAGACAATCCGGCTGGAATAGATATTTTCCTCAGTCTGAAATCTCAGGTAACTCTTGATGGGCTTGGAAACGGGACTGGTTATTTCCTGTGCGACACGGAGGGCGACATAGAGTTCGATGAGGCCATGATGACAACAATCGTGGATGAGATTGACGGATTCGATACCGTTTCAAACGTGAACTCAGAAAGATTTGTTACGCGAATCGTAGATGTGATGAGCGGTTCTTTTGTTCGACAGAGAATAAAAATCGACTTCAAGCGCGTTCAGCCTGTTCCAATAACAATCTCTATCAGCCTTGAGAAAAACAGCAAATTCCCGCTTAACGGAGAAGAGCTGATCCGTCAGAACATTGTAAACTACATGAACGGAAGCGACCCGTTTACAACATATTTTGATTTGGACGGACTCAGCGTTGGGGAAATGGTTTACAAGTCTCGGCTTTATACGCCGGTGAATATGGTCATCGGTCATCGCGTGAACTACATTCACCTGAATGGAAAAGAGCTCGAAGATCAGGACTTCATCGACATTTTCCTTGATGAGCAGGCAGTGATAAGCAATCCAGAAACGGACATTGTTTTTGAATGAACAAGGTAAGCACATTCATCATATCTCAGTATTATGACTCGAAGAATCTTCGTGGCGTTCTGGATGCTTATGAGGATTTGTTGCAGAAGAACATAGGGGATCAGCTCCCAAAGTTAAAAAACCAGATGACAATCAGGGCAACGGGCATATGGCTCGATATGCTTGCCGCTCGATTTGCAATCAGCAGGCCGCTACTTCCGGACGGTGAATCTCCCGTATATTTCGGGCTCGTTACCGATGGCGCAGATACTGACGGAAAGGGAACGTTCGGTGTAGCCCCGTTTGTTCCTGACGGCGGATCGGCAACGGCTGGACACAGACCCGCATCGGACGCCTCGTTTGCCTTAATGATTCGCATGGTAGCATCTGCGCTGATAAACGACGGCACCCAAGATTCTGTATCAAACATTCTCGACGGTGTTTTCGCCGAATCGTTTGTTGTGGACAATCAGGACATGACGGCGTCTCTTTACATCATACTGAGCGGATCGGAGAACGACCGAAATATAATCATGGGGAATCTGAACATTCTCCCAAAACCTGCTGGCGTTCGATTTGATGTTGAAAGATTCACGTATTTTGGGTTTAGTTCAGAAGATTCCTCATTTGACGACGGCCCGTTCCAAGACTAGGAGAAAGCTATGGCTCGCGATAAAAAAGGTGTGTTTCAAAAAGTTTGGGCTGGGCTGTCATCTTTGTCTGACAGAACTCCGAATCCAGATTTCGACCACGGGTACTCAGACGAATACACGTCTTCTCTTTTTCCAGACAGGAGACATCTCAACGACGTTCTCTGCAAGGTCACTGCCGCCTGTAACGACATGAACAAGTTCGGTGCCGCGCTTCCGTATGACGAAGAGCTTTCATACGGTCAGTACGCTGTCGTAACCGGATCGAACGGTGTTGTCTATGTATCACAGCAGGATGACAATCTTAATCACGATCCAATCGTTGCAGGAAATCGACCCCTGTACTGGAAGGCATTTCTCACGACGCTTCAGGGGTTCGTGAATTCAAATGACACGGTTGCGGTTACTCCAAAGGGCGTTCTTGATTATGTTGAGGACAGGATTTACCCATTCTATACGGTACGGACTCATCCGACGAATAACCTGACTCTTCCTTCAGAGTTTTCGGCTGGGTTTAATTCTGAGTTTTCGCTTATGAGCATGGGCCAGATCACAACAGGTCACAATAACGTGTACGCATATGCGAAATCTGTTTTGTTCAGCATGAACCTTCGCGTTCTTTCAACAACATCATATTCGTTCAAGCTGTTTTCTGTTGATGATTACATGTTCGTTTACGTCGATGGTGCACTGGTTGCAAACAGCCAGAATTTCAACAACCAGACATCTCCTAAAAATATATCTTTTTCAATAGCGGCAGGAAACCATCTCGTTCAGATTGTTAAAAACAACAGAGGTGGAGGAGACTGGGACTTCGACTTTGTCGGCGATCTTGTGAAACAGAATTCGTTTTTTATTAAGCCGTAAGGAGAGCCATGAGAAACCCGCTTGGATTATTCAGTAAGATTTTTGCAGGATCGGCAGACCCGTCAGAGCGCGAGGAGTTTGTTGACTTCGAGGCAGGTTGGGACTCCGATTACTCAACAGCCGGATCGGGAAAGAAACCGCGTCGAAAGATTTTTAACGACCTGTTCGCTAAACTGTTTGCCCTGTGCGTTGACATAAACCAGTACGGCGGAGCACTTCCTTGGGATACGAATATTTCCTACAAACAATTTGCCGTCACAACAGGAAGCGACGGTGAGCTGTATCGATCCAAGGCCGATGACAATTCAGGAAACGATCCAGTTCTCGATGACGGAACAAACTGGGAGCTGGCGGCTGTCACCGTCTCTGTGCTTTCGGAGCACACCGAAGACACAGATAACCCTCACGCCGTCACAGCCGCGCAGGTCGGCCTCGGGTTTGTTGACAACACGGCTGATGAAAACAAGCCGGTCAGCACGCCACAGCAGGAAGCTCTTGACCTGAAGTGTGATAAGAGCGAAGAGGTATATGCTGTTTCAGGTGCAGAGACTCTGCGTGAAATTGATTTTACAGACATGGCGGACTTGACTCTTGCAGAGCAGATGAGCAAGGTTACGTCTGTTCTGGCAACGCTGATTAGCGATATGAAATCAAAGGGAGACTTCCAGTGAGAAATAAAATTCTGATACTTTTCGCCGCATCACTTTTTGTTTCGGCTATGTGTTTTGGCGAGAAGATATTTGGATCATTCAAGATGACCGACACTGTTCCTGAGACCCAAGACGTTGCTCAAGTTCAGGCAAACATTGATACTCATGAGGGCCAAACAAACAACCCGCACGGTGTAACGGCAGTACAGATACCGTATTACACACAGCCGGTTTATGAATCAGGAGATGTTCCAGACCCGTCCTCCGATCCAGTACAGATCGGTACGATTACGAACTTCACCGGAGAAGCACTTGATGAGCTGTTCTACCAGTCGGCAATGAAGCTACCTAGAAGCGGGGGGACTGTAGGTTCTCTTAACGTAAACGGATCGCTACGAGTTGGTGATATGGAGTTTATCGGAACCGGAGAATTCCTTGGAGTGAATATGCTTCAGGACGGCTCTATTGGGGTCGGAGGAGTTCCTCTGATGCAGTTTTCAAACGGAAGACTGGCATTCAGGATTCTTTCTTTGGTTGTTTCGGACAACACAGCAACAATCACGATTGATGGTCAGAACGTAGTAACAACTCCGTTCATCGAGATGACGACAAATTTAGTTGAGGGAGTGTGGACGAATGCTTATGCCGAAGTTACCGGCCCTGTTGACAACATCTATACGGCAACCGTTGATGTTTCCGGAATTGGCTCTGCGTTCTTCAGGGCTGTTGCCGAAACAGCCAGAGGAAAGCTGATTGAGGCCAAGGCTCCGATCATGTCAATCAAACAGCCGCAGGAGGATCAGAGTTTCATTCGCCTTTATTCATATGGTGACACAAATTCGACTCCGGAAGAGGTTGTCGCAAATGAAACTCTCAGAATCTTCAGGCTTTGGAATGATGGAGGAACTGCACGCATCGACTTCAGGCCGCAAGGATCGTCAAATTTAACTGTAAGGATAGATTCTGTAAAAGTTCAGATGCCGATGTTTGTTATGATTCCTCAAAGCACTGTTCCTTCTTTGGTTGTCGGTGGGTTTTATGTTTCTGATTCCGGTAATATGTACGTATGCAGGAGTCTTGCCACAGGATGGGAACTGTTTCAATAAAGTAAAGGGAGTGTTATGAAAAACAAAATTATTATTCTATCTGTATTCGTTCTTGCAGTCTGCTCTCTGTGCATTTTTGGAGATGCGATTATCTACAACAAAATCGACGGCTCTATCATTCGGAAAGATTCCGAGTTTATAAAATGGAACGACAGTTATATCGGTGGAAAAACGATAATTGATAATCCGAACTGGAACGTTATCGATGTTGGGTACGGCACAAACCTGTCTCATACTGTTTTTGAAACCAATGTTTACGATGTTATTGAAAACGTTCTTGATGAGAACGGAAATCTTTCTGTCGGTGATGACGGAAATCCGTTCGAGGTTACTCGTGTTGAAACCAATGTGTATGAGAGAACTATAATTCATACAAACATTTCTGAGATTTCAGATTTCAGAACGAAGGAAAAATTTATTAACGATCTGAAAAGCCCAGAGTTGAAGGCAACCGAACTTGAGTTGTTCTCGTGGCTTGAAGAAAACGGTCTTGTTGGCGTTGAAGCAAAAACCCTTCCAACTGGAACTGACTCAATGATAATGATGTGGCTACGTGCTCACGCATTAGATACAAACGGAACGCAACTTCTCGTTCAGTACTTCGACTTGAAGGCAAGCATAGAGGGGTTTGGCGGAACAGTAAACAAGGCCAGCCGTTAATGAAAAAGTTTTTAGATTTTGACTCAGGAATTTTTCTTTTCCTGACCGTCATTTCTCTGTTCGCGATTCAGTCAAACACGAGTGGACTCCTTGGAGCAATGCGTCTATCTTCCGGAGATTCGTTGGCAATGAAAGTCTTGCACTCTGCAACATCAATGACTGTTCACGGTAGCTGTTCTCATGCGATATTAAACGCAATCGGTTTCTTTTGCATAATGCGCGGGATTAAAATCAGAAAACTTTTTGTTCCGATTTTAGTTTCATTTTTATCAGCTATGATTTCGACGATATTGTTCGCGTATTATGCGATGCCGATTCATTCTACACTGGTTGGTAGCAGTGGGGTTCTGTTTGCTCTTTGCGGATGGTGGGCCGCTTCAAACCCGAAATCTATCTGGTGTTTTGCTGGGATCGGCAGGTTTCCTGCCTTCGTTGCATTCCCGATTCTTGTATCTCTTGACAGCCTGATTTCTATTTTTGTTTTTACTAACCACGCTTGGCAGATTCACTCGGCATCTTTCGCTCTGTCGGCATCTGTAATTATCTTTGCAAAGAAATTATTCAGTGTTGATTTTAAAGAGCTCAACTGTAACGATAATTTCGTTGAGTGCAGTTGAACTACGTTTGTAGAATGGATTTGTGAAAATGGGAAAACCAACCGAAGTAGAGAATGTGTCGATCAAACGCCTAGAAAACCTTGCCGACATCCTTGAGAGTGGAACTGCCACAAACAGGGATCGCGATGAAGCTCTTGGGACTGTCATGAGGATGTGGGCGGCTGAGCGAAGATTCGGTCTGTTGAGCATGGAGGAGTTTGAGGATCATAAAAAATCAAAAGACGATCACGACTTCGACACCCTTTTCAAATATCACATAGCGAACTGCCCGAACAAGCGCGTTGAGTGGAATGCGGCAAAAACTTGGTCGATTATATTTGTCGCACTCACTGCATCCGGAACAATAACCGGAATAGTTTATATGATTTTTGTTAGGTAATTTTTCTGTTGCTCGCCAATGGAATAAGCAGTAGCTTTCATTCATTGAATGTGTAATCAGAACAAAGGAGATGGCATCATGGAAAACTCAGTAATGAAGACCGTTGGTCGCGAAGCCGGTGAAGCCGCCGCCGCAATCCAGAACGCACTGGCCGACAAAAAGATCAGCCTCGTCGAAGGAATCGACATCGCCAAAGAATTCGGCACGCTCGGGTTTGTGGCAATTACCCGCCGCTCAGAACTGAAGACCGTGTTCAGCGATGGCGTACAGCAGGACGAACTCGAAGACATCCGCGCAGGATTCGTCGAAGGCTACGATGTGGCCGATGATGTGAGCGAGGAAAAGGTCGAGGGAATCTTCAATGGCGTTATGAAAACGCTTGAAGGAATCGTCTCGATGTTCGATGACAAATCCGCTCCCGAAGTTGCTCCGGCAGTAACGGAATAATCATGTGGGTTTCAATCGCAGTGGGGATCGTTACCGTCATCGGGGCGGCGATCCCCATTTTCTATAAATGGAAGAAACTTCATGATGAAGAAACAAACCATGTCGATGTTGCGAGTGACAATCGCGCTGTGCATGATCTCGCTTCTGAGCGGGTGCAACAGCGTCTCGAAAGCCTACGGAAAGACGGATCAGGTGGCGAGAAAGAATAGCCGTTCGATATTTAACCCTGAAGCTGTCTATCAGGTTGATGCTCGCGGAATGTGGGTCGAAAATCTTGTCGATGCCGCAACAAAGAAAAAGACCGGCCCAATTTTATTGCCAGCCGGAACGACTGTTTACTACGACGCGAAACTCGTAAACATCAGTCAGGATGATTTTCCTTCACAATAAAATTCCAGTCACAACTGGGTGGGCCGTGGAACAGCGAAAAGTTCAGTGCGTTGCGATGCTGGGAAGCGGCGGGCAGTAGCCCTCCTTGAAGTACCCGCCGAATCAAACGCACCTTGTTCGGCGGCCTTATCCTCCGTACATCACTTTCTTCATTTTCTTTTTTCTGTCGTGAAGATTCGCGCACCAGATTTTAAACGTATCGTTTTCGTCTGGATTTGAGTCAAGAATTTCGTGACATGCCCTGCACACCCCGCCAAGGTTCTCTATTCGATCCTTGCTTCCCGTAGGGTCTCCGCCCATACCGCGCCGCTCACAATGGTGGACATCTACAGCAACCGCCTTCCAGCATCTTTCGCACGGCACACGCTCTTCCGGTGACAGCCCGAAGAATTCCATGTATATTTTTTTGTGACGCTTCACTCCTTCTCCCCGTAATCGATGCCCTTATCAATTGCCAGCCACACCGGAATTTCTGCGGATATTGTCTGACCCATAACGCTTGGCGTTTTTCTCGAATAGCTGATCTGAGACTTTGGAATCCAGAAGTCTCCACGTTTTCCACTGATCCCCATGCTGTTTATCTGGATTGCGTTTTGGGTTTCGTTGCGAACGACACCTTCGATCACTGCGAGCATTTCTTCTCCTTCATTTTTTCGCGATACTGTTTGTTGTACCAGAACATATACTGCCTGCGCTTCTCGCGCTGTTCGCTCTTCCAGCCGCGTTCCCACTCTGCCCTTGCCGTTGGGTTGGTGAGAGGGCACGTTCGCCGTCTGAGGCCGTCCCTGTGAGCCTGAACGCCTCCTTTGTATAGGATCAAGAGCTCGGACTCGCTATATCGTATCATGCCATTTTGTGTATCCATTCGTGCCACTCCTTGATTTGTTCGATTGCCTGAATAGAACTACGCGCAAGAACTCCATGCTGAGACAGAAGCTTTTCCTGTTCCGGCCTGATTCGTCCAGTTGATGTCTTGAGCTCGAGCTCCATGAACTTCCCGTTGTTGGACAGTATCAAAAGGTCGAGAAGTATCGGGTTTTTCTTTGCCTCGTGGATATGAACAAACCATCCGGAGCGTGGCTTCCCTCTCATGATGTTATCAGGAGTTCGGCTTTCGTACCCAAGCTGTCTAAGATAATTCTCTACAGTCCGCTGTATCTCAGCCTCGCTTTTCGCGTCTATTGCCGCAGACTTCTCTGCGTTGCTTCTCAGACCAAGAGATTTCCTATCAGCATCAGACATTTTTTCCACAAACTTTTGTGGCAGAGTTCCTGCTTTGATTCCCATAATTAACCTATGCCGTTCTTTGGATCATGATTTTTGATTTGTCTTTGCTGATCGAGAACTCCCAACGCTTCGGCTTGAAGTTTCTGTTAAACCGAGGGATCACTCCGGAGCAAAGTCGCAGATAATTCTCGTGACTGTTTTCGTAGATCACAGTCGGCCCCTCTCCTGTTTTTGAGTTCCTGACTTCGAGGTCGAGGACGTGCTGATACTTTCTTGTTCGCGGCTTCGGGTCGAAGGCGGCTGTTGCTACTTTGAATTCTGCATCTTTCTTTTTCATAACGATTATCCTTCCAGTTCTATTCCGCAGTAGAGAGAGTGTTTTTTACCAGACTCATCTGCAATCTTCATCATCACTCTTATTTCGTTTGTTGTGTAACAACCGTTCTGGTCTAGCATTTCTCCGACAGTCCGCCGCAGTCCCTTTGTTGCCGCCTTAGAAAGCTCTCTGATCGGCACTCCGAAAAGTTGCATGTAGTACTGGGTGTCGTCGTTATCCGGCCTCTGGCGCGTTCCTACGTGCCCTATTTGTGTACGATCACCGCGTTCGTCAGACGGAACATAAATGCTTCCGCAGATATACGGGGCTTCTGGAACTTTTTCTGACGGCATGAAGTTTGCGATGAAGTAAACGTCAGCATTCTTTTCCCAAGCAGACGCGGGTAGCATATCCCATCTGAATTGAGCGGATGGAATTCCTCCTGAATGATTTCGATAGTAGAAGAGGCTCCCTATTTTTCTATGCTTTTTTCTTCCTGCCTCATCAAAGTACTCGTAGCACACGTCACCAATGATTGTTCCGTGGTCTTTCATTTATTTCTCCACAAGCATTGTTCCGATACTGAGAATCAGTTTTCCAGCATTTCCCTTGCATTGGCATATGTTCGCAGTTCCGATTCCTTCACCAACACGAAACGGACACGTTGAGGACGAGCACCCTCGAAGAACAAGGTTTAACTGCGCTGTTTGAGTTCTGATTTTTTCTATATTCATTAGAACTTCTTTCCGCCGTGTTTGTGCTCGCGGCCTTTATTCATTTCGTGCTTCGCAAATGCGGCTTCAATGACTCGGAGTTTTCTAAACTCTGCAAAGTCAAGGATTCGTATCAGTGTATCGGCAAGCTCTGCCTCAACGCCGCTGAATTCCGGAATCTTATCGTCTTGCGGATTGCCGTGCCGCATTGCCTCAAGTGCTTCGGAAAGTTCTGAGTGCATTAGAGCAATCATCTCGCCGTCGTTTCTGTCCGATCCGTCGTACCATCCCTTGTCGATAGCATTTTTGTGGATGTCTTGCTGGAACTCTTTGAGGGCTGTTATAAGGTGGTGTTTCATTTCTACTCCAAAACATATCGGTGGCGGATGGCCGGAGCGTCCGGCTTCCCTTACGACTTCATAAGTCAGCCGCCACTAATAAATTTATTTTTTCAGTTTGAATTCCTTGAATTCTCCAAGCCAGCTGATGCACATAGCCAGCGACATGAATACTTCATACAGTGTGTCGATGTCCTGCTTGTTAAACATCTTGATCGAGTATCCACACTTGTTTTTTCCGCCGAACAGAACGATCCAGAATCCATCGGCACCTGTCTTTTTGGCATAGAATGCAGACTGAAGCATGTAGGCTACGCGAATCTTCGATCCACGCTTCCAGTCCATGATGATCTTCTTTTTGCATCCTTCATCTTTGACCATTGCCTTGCATAACATATCGTACCGGCCAGCAACTTTGTACTGGTTATCGAACACAACCTGTTCCGCGCTGATAAATTCCACTCCGAATTTTGCAACGATCTCATCGAGCCCCTTGGGGGTATCCTGATTCGATACGCCGAACTGAACAAACTGGTGACAGGCGTGATGGAGTTTGATCCCTTCGATCCGCGTCTTTTCGAGTTTCTCAAGATACTCGATATGCGAAAGTTTTTTTCCGTCAGTTTCGGTCATCCATTTGTACAGGTGCTCCGGAATTTCAAAGCCAACTTCATCAATGATTCCGGATACGCATGTTGCCCGAATGTATTCTTTTCCTCCGATTGTGTAGTGCGTAGAAGTGACAGCCGCCTCGAACTCGATCTCAACAGATGCGAGATACCCGTCGAGAACGTCATTGAATGTGTCGTCGATGATGTTCAAATTCCCGTCATAAATGGCGTACAGGAACCGAACGACTGTCGCGTTGATGTCAACCCCCTCTGCCTGCATCTCGAAGAATGCGGCCCGCGCAGGCGATCCCTTGGGCATGTATCCGATGCGAACGCCTTTGTTCCATACCTCTACAGCATTCTGGTCGCTCCTTGAAGGGTCTGTTTCATGGATAAACGGAACATGTCTAAGCTCGCACAGTCCTTCGGGGATGTGCTTTCTTACACGGTCGTCAGCTTTTACGGCGAACGTTGTTCCGGCTGTATTGAATGATACTTTCATGGTTAGTTTCCTTGCTGGTTAATTTGTTTTTCCTGAATTGTTCTACGTAGAACAGTTCCACTGTGGAACATTTTTGCGGGGGCCGGACTCGAACCGGCAACCTCTTGGTTATGAGCCAAGCGAGCTACCATTGCTCCACCCCGCAGTTAATTGTTAGAACGGAATATCGTCATCGAATTCAGCCGGAGCGTCCGGAGCTGGTTTCGAGTCGAACGATGCAAACTTTGCGCGAATCTGCGTGATGAACTTATTCGCGTCTCCTCCGCTCGCTTCATACTCAGCCGCCAGCTGTCCGTTTGTCAGCTTGGCACCACGAACCATATCGATAAGCCCGTTGTTCTGGATGATCTGCCTGATGGCCTGACCCTGAAGATGCTTCGTGTTATCAGCCTTTGCAACATCATCGTGTCTCTGAGATACCGAGCGAAGGTATGGAACAAACGTATTGCGGGCGATTGCTACCGCCTTCTCAGCGATGTCTTCAGCAGTAACCTCACCGGCGATTACAACCTGAACGGAGGCCGCCTTCACAACCTCAACCGCAAGCTTCACGGCTTCGAGTTCGTAGTTGATAAACTTACGTTGCTCGAATCCGCCGCTCCTTCCACCGAAAGGCCCTCCACCAGCACTTTTGAACAGGTCTGGATTGTCTCCCTTTTTAACATCGTATGTTCCGTACTGTGCGTTCAGAACACCAACGACAGTCATACCACTTTTGATTTTCTCATTCGATCCTACTCCGTAGATTTTGATTGTGAACGGGGATTGTACCCCATCAATCGTACCGGAGCATGGTATCTCATACGCGTTGACCATCTTTCCGGCCTCTTGTTTACTCGGGAAGGATTTATCAACTGCAACGCCAGCATTCGCGATATATAACTTACTCATTAGCCACTCCTTTTATTTGATTTATATACTACACCTATTTTGATTTTTGTCAAACCACAGACTTCAGCTTTGTTCCGATGCGAACAATCGCCTCCATTCTTTTTTCGTCGCGCTCCTTTGATGCAACCATCAATTCGTAGAGCTTTGTATTTACCTTTCTGTCACGAACCTCCTTGTGTCTAGCGAGAAGAAACTCTCTATTTATTTGAGAGGATAAATCCCTCAAAAAAAGAACCTCACATTTTCCGCCATGTATAATATATTTTTTTCTCTGATCCGGCTCACCATCCTCGAGAGCAATCCAGTACAAAAGTTCCTCTTCGAGTATTTCAGAAAGGCTGGTCTTCACTTCGTTCGTTTGTTGATCCATCTGGATTCCTTGCTGGTAGTTGAGTTACGCTTCTGGGCATTGGCCTTGCCTCCATGAACTTGAAGTACTTCCCAATGTAGGAAACTATTTCTCTGAAGTCAGAGTCTCCGTTTGAGTTTTTGAACACGCCGACTTCTCGAGCGTCAGCTATACCGTCCGCATAATTCAGACCGATAAGAACAGTGGCGGATTCCTCAATTGCTCCGGAGCCCTTTGCCGCACCAAGGTTTGCCTCATCCTTTCTTCCGATCTGAGAGATTAAGCAGATAACAATGTTGTGCTTTTTTGCAAGCATCTTTATTCCAACAGCGTTCTCAGATATTCTCTCGAACGGAGAAAGATTCTTCGCCCCGTTTGGTGATCTCATCAGCTGGATGTAATCGACGACCGCAAGCCTCGGGCTACTTCCTGTCTTCAGTGGCATAAGGGTTAGCTGTTTATCAATATAATCCAGATCACACATCGCATTATCGTAGATGTGGATATGGTCAAACCTGCTTGTATCGAGATGCTGTTCGGCAAGAATCGCAGACTCAACCTCGTCTCCAGTCATCTCATTTGTAAGGATGAGATTTCTCTCGTGCATCCTCGTTTCCTCTAGCTCTATCGAAAACCAAGGAATCGGAACCTCGTTATAGTGAACAGCTATGTTCTGTGCGAGCGCAGTTTTACCGGCTCCGGTTTGTGCGTTCAAAACAAGAACGTCTCCACCAACAAGCGGCCTCAATGCCCTGCTTGAAAAAGCAGGAAATATTTCCTTCAGGTCGAGACCTCCGCCCTGCCAATCGCGATACCTCTTTCTCAGCTTTGCCGTAAGCTGTTCAGCTGTCGCTCCATCAACTCGAACTCCGCCAATCCACGATGGCGCAAGTAAAGCCTGCTCTGCAATTTCATTCGCATAGAAGTCCGGATGATCCTTCTCCTGAATTTCGTCCGCAATATCCCACTTCTTTTCATATTTTTTGTCTGAAAACAGATCGAGAATTTTTATCGAAGCGGCGTTCTCCATGCAGTCATCAGCAACCTGCTTCATGTATGCTCGTCCAGCATCGTCATTATCAGGTATCAATATCAGATGCTTTCCGGAGAAGTATTCAGCGTACTCTTTTTGCCAAGCCTTCGATCCGCCAACCGTTGTCGTTGCTGGCATACGAAGGATTTCCATCATTGCATCAGCGCACTTCTCTCCCTCAACAAAGTAGATCGTATTAACTTTCGTGAAGATGTCGTAATTGTACGGGATTCTCTGGACACCCTTCATTGTAAATACGTCCGCACCAAGTTCGTTTACATGGCACAGCTGGAACTCCTTTGTTCCGTCCGGATAATCATATCGTATCGATTTGTAAACAACCTTTCCTTTATGATCCTTGTAGGCTTGAGCCTTAGTAAGATATTCGGGAGACGGCCTGTACTTTGGCTTAGACTTTGCTTCAGGAATATCTTTTGCCGGAGGCGGCTTGTATGCGGGTTTATGTTGACGGTCTGGTTGACGGGGTTGACGCGGCTTTGATGAATGTTCGCAGTGGGTTTGTTCATCGTTCTCAACGCCAAGCTTGACGCAGGCGGTTTTGAAATCGCACTTCTCGATCATCATAACCCAGCTGAAAACATCACCCTGCTTGCCGCACCCTAAGCACCGGAAAAGATTCTTTGCTGTGTTAATATTGCATGAGGCATTGGTGTCGTTGTGCTCCGGATTTGGACACAGTAATTTCATCTCGTTCGGCCCGCCCTTTGTAAGCGTATATCCCGCTTCCATCGCCAGACGATCTATCCGTATTCCCTGTTTCGCTTCTTCCTTGTTCACTGGTGTTCCTTCTTTTGAATTGGTGTGACACAAATCCGCACCATGAAAAGCTTTCATTTGCGGTTATCGTTTGAATGCACGGTATCCCAGAAGAGTACAGTATCGGATTGATTCTCCACCCTCCTCTGTAAGAGTCCCTTGATATAGAGTTTATGTTTATGACCTCGCCAACGCATCCGTGAAACATGAGATTGAGTGCGGCCATTTTACAGCACATTGGATCAAGGTCTTCTCCGAAAAGATAATTTCCTTTGCTTTGAATGTGAAACGCAACGAGCATTCTACCCGACCCGCAAGCCGGATCGTTTACAAAGTTTCCGGAACAAGAACTGTTGGCAGTCATCTTTGCAGACAACGTGCATAAATGCACAGGAGTGAAGAACTGTCCGAATGAAGATCGCTTACATCCTCCAGCCAAAACTTCATAGAATGTTCCGAGCTCATCACTCCAATCTCTTGTTTCAGATGCTACTTTTCTTACATGTAAGAATTCATGAAGTAGCTCGTTAAATGCGTCAATGTCTCTTCGTTCGTATCTCTTCAGCTCTAAGGGCTGACAATTCATGTTGAAAAAATTCATCATGATTGTTAGGAAGTCATCGAACGCGGTTCCCGAATCGTGCCTGTATGAAATCCTCTCAAAGATTTTGTTGAAATCTCTGAGCTCTACGGGAACGTCGCATGTTTTAGGCATCTAAGCAACTTTCCTTCTGCTCGCAAGCCACTCGCGATACGGCCCGCCATTGATCCATTCGCCGGACTGAATCTTTTCCCTGAACTCTTCGTTTGTTACAGTCCTGTTGCTATGCAATCCGTTCGGGGTTGGCATCCATGTCATATAAACGATACCTCGCCCTACTGTCCCGTCAGAAAGCTTCTCGGTACAAACAATCCTTGGCGCATCCTTTGGATTATCTGAATACTGCGTGATGATCTCGTCTTCCCACCGGCGACCGTTAATGAACGCTTCCGGATTTGGAATGAAGTTTTTCTTTTTGGCAGACCACGCTCCAAGCTTGATACGCTTTTCTATGTGCGCGGTGATGTCTGCAACGGCTGGGTGGTTCGGTTCCTTCATCAGCTTACGCCATGCCTTTACAGCCTTGGCTTTGTTGTCTTTGCGTGGATACACCCGCCAGAACTCATCGAACCCTTCAGGGGGGGGCGGCGCAACTGGGGGGGTTCCATCTCCCTCTCCAACTGATTTATCAGTCGAACACCCCGAAGGGGTAGGGGTTGGTTCATTGATAGGTTCAGATGATAGGTTAGTAGGAACGTCGTTCACCACCCCCCCTGAACCACGTTCACCACCAAAACCAATGTTCAGTCGGTATAAATTTGAAGTATTTACCCTGTTTTCTACTCGAACAAAACCGGATGACTCGAGCTCTCCGATGTTTTTTGTAACACATCTGTCTGAAAGTTCAGCATCTTCAGATATTGTTTTTATCGAAGGGTAACACTCGCCCTTATCATTTGCTCTGTCGGCCAGCAGTAGAAGGATTATTTTTTTTGTGGAAGAGCCAGTCCTTACAGACGCGGCCCACGCCATTGCCTTGAAACTCATATAACTCTCTTTCTTTTGTTACGGGCGAGTATGCTCCCGCCCCATTCAGCCCCAATCGAAAAAAAAAGACAGACGGCAACCGTGAATGGGTTTCGGCTGTCTCAGGTTCATGACTCCCTGATAAGCCGTCATGTTTATCATAATACCATAAGGATTTATTTTGTCAAATCCCCGTGCTCATGCGCGTACTTTGTAGCCATAAACTTTGCTGAGTTTGTCGATCTCATTTCTGAAACAGCACAGCAAGTTCTG